CGATATTGGGCGCACATGTAGCCTAGCATTTGAAACCTATTATGATTATTTTAGGGGACAGAATATTTATACACTTGAAGCCTGTAAAGATACCATTAATAACCTAAATGGAGGCTCTGAAGCAAATGGTGCGCTCATGCGAGCATCGGCTATTGCAACATGGGTTGCAATGAATCCAACTTTAGATGCGCAGGTTGGTGTTGAATACGCCAAAGAAGATGCAAAGCTATCCCATCCAAGTATTGTATGTCAAGAGACAAATGCGATTTATGTATTTGCCATTATTTATCTACTTAGAGGGAAGTCGCCTGCTGAAACACTCGAGTTATTAAACAACTTTGTATCAACTTCCATAACTTCCGACAAAGTAAAAGAATGGTATTTTAAGGAATCACTTGATATAAGTACGCTCGGTGCTACAAGACAAATAGGACACGTTCGTTGGGGTTTTGTTATGGCAATGTATTTTTTACGCAACGGAGGAATATCATACGTGGAAGCTATTAAACTGACGTTAATGAAGGGAGGAGATACGGACACAAATGCTGCAATTGTGGGCAGCCTAGTTGGAGCCTATCAGGCGATTCCTGAATACATGCTGGCTCCTGTACTGGAGTTTGATTGCACAATTCAACAACGTCAACGGCCGCCAAAATATAGTGTTAGAAAAACGATTGGACATATAATTGGTCTAGAAAAATAATTGTAAGATAATAGAATGTTCAATATCTATTTAGGTATTTATATAGTGGTTGCTCTTCTTGTCATATACACGGGTGTCACCAAACTAAATGGAATGAATCAGTCGATTGGGGCTGGCATATTCTTCTTTGGAGCACTTATCATATTCTTTGTTTTTGGAACAAAATGGTTTGGTAAAGGGTCGCCCTTCTCTGAAACTCCGGGCCAATGGCCCCCAACACTTAACACTTGTCCCGACTACTTGACTTTTTATTCCAGAAAGATGCCTGATGGAAGTACCCAAGATAGTTGCGTCGACATGATTGGTGTCTCTAAAAATGGGGCTCTAAAGGTCTTTCCTAAGGGCGGTGATGCGCCGACTAGTGATGAATATTACTTTTCGTTAGCGGCCAAGAACTCCAGCCAAAGCGGTAGAAATCAGGAACTATGCCAGCGCGCAATTGGAATGGGTTTAACATGGGAGGGCATAACGAACGGTGAAAGCTGCATAACACCTGCTGGGCCCGTTGCACCTGTTGCTCCTGGAGGGGGCGGCGGGGGTGGTAGTGGCTGCCCTGCGCAGTAAGTGCGTTTAAGTTCTTTAAAAACGTTCTACGACATAATTGGGTGGAAACACTCCACGGCAATCATTTATCAATAGATGTTTGCCACATGCATTTATAGTTTAGTGGTAGAATTTTACCCTTCCAAGGTAAAAACACGGGTTCGATTCCCGTTAAATGCATAAGGATATTTATATACATATTTTAATTATATAAATATACTTATACTAAAGTCGATATTAAAGGCCGTCTATTAATAACTTAATAGCATGGTTCGTTCCAGTATACCAGAAAAAGAGACTATTTGTCTTCATCCAGAAATAGAAAATGCAATGCTTAAATGGCTTAAAACGCGCTCACACCCTGCCTTTTTACTAATTGGAAGTCCTGGGGTGGGTAAAACAACAATGGTGTATAGAGTCTGCAAAGAGGCAAAATACTGGATTCAGGAATTTAATGCGAGTCATACTCGCACGGGCTCAAGTTTCAGACAAACAATTATGCCTCTACTTATTGAAACTGGTGTTAGTAAATGGATTCACCCTTCTACGCCAAATGGCCGTGCTGTGTTGCTTGATGAAATGGACGGTCTTTCGCAGGGCGAAAAGGGCGGCCTTCAGGAACTATTGGACTATCTTAAATCTAAACGCAACTTTGTAGATGACTGTCCACTAATTTTAATTTGTAATATTCTTGAAGGGCGCAATATGCAACAGCTCTTAAAATACTGTTGTGTGCATTATGTTGGTATGCCAAAAAAAGAGAAACTTGTCGAGTTCTTTAAAAAAGATATTCCAGACAATCTATATCAGACGGGCGATATTCGGAAGGTGTGTCAGAGTTTGTATTATCATGACCGAAATAATATGAATGTTGTTAAAGGGCGCGAAGAGGAATTAGATAAAAATATTCATGTTGCAATTCGTGCTGCATGGTTCACATTGTTTGAAAACTGGAATGAAAATGATGAACTAGACCTTGAAACAAAAGATGCAAATTTAGCTGGCCTACTTTTTCATCAAAATCTTCCACTCTATCTTAAGAAGGCGCCATTTGAAGTATATGAAGAGATTCTTGATTATTTACGTTGGAGCGATAGGGCAGATTTTTGGGCATTTTTCCATCAATGTTGGAATTTACTACCATTATCATATAATTTAAAACTGAAATATCCTAATCTATATCTACAACAATTTGATAAACCAGCAAATAAAGTAGAATGTTCCGACCTCCAATATACACTTGTATTAACTAAGCAATCTGCGCTATTTAATGCATGGAAAGAGATGAATCGTGTATCAAATGAATATAATATTCCTTTTCGATGCGTTACACAATGGGCAACTCATCAAACAGGTAAACTGTATGATACACTTGGTCTTAAACTTGAATCTCAGAATTTAAATGAAGTATCTTTAAAGGTTCCTTCCGTCCAATCCTCTGCGAAGAGTGAATCAAAATCTGTCTCAACTCGTAAACGGGTAGCTCATGGAAAAAAATCAAGTGCGAAGTCATAGATAATGATATGCCTCGAATTAAATCGACATTTGATATAAATAATATATTAGTTTTACCTTCCTGAAAGTTCTTAATAGCTTTAAGTAGTAAAAATAGATTGCTTTCTATTCTTTCTGCCTTTAATCCAAGTTTATCAATTTCCTCAAATAACTGATAATAAATATTATCAAATGATGAATAAATTATAAAGCGTCCTGATTTGTTCTTTTGTAATATATCCAAACATGTTTCTATCTTATTCTTACCTAATAGTTTCTCTATAGGCGTCAAGGACTGCACACAGCTGACAGTTTGAGTTGTCAGAGTTTCACGACACGTTGGGCATTTTTGATTAATCAACATATTTTTAAGTAGGCACTTTGCACAATAAAAATTATAGCAACATGATACTGTTGTTGGATATTCAAAATTCTCCAAACAAATTATACATTCTCCTTCTTCATGTTTTCTCTTAATTAGCGCATGTTTTTGTTGGGGCTGCTTTTCAATGTAAGCATTAATATCCTTAAATTCAATTCCAAGGGCCTGGAATAAGCCAGGGATATTTGATGAAGTAATATTAGGTTCCATATTTCTTGCTAAATAATAGCTTATTAGTGAATTAAAACTAATATTCGGTTTACAGTTCAATTGCTCATTTATTATATCTGGTAGGCAAATTGCATTTTTAACTGTGTCCGTAGAATTTCTTAGTACAATACTGCCTCTATTATTGTGATAAAATGGCAAATAATCTTTTAGATAGGCGGATGAAGTTAATTGACCTTCATAGTGTATATTAATGTTATCTGATAACCACTTCTCTAACTCGTTATTAAGAGATACTCTATCTTTTAAATGATACAAGCTACTCTTAACAATAGAAGGATTTTTAAATATAAGAGGTATCCAATTATTTGTTATTAACCATAGAAACTGAAACTTTAATTTAGGGTCCGATGAATTTAGATATATTGACGAAGCTTCATCTATTATTATATTGTTCCACTGGATACCATGTTGGTCTGCATACTCTTGAACATATTTATAACATTTATTGGTTGTTAAAACAAAACTAGAGTTTATTATATTTTGTACTAATTCACCACCCTTAAGTAGCCGTCTAGTTTCAATTGCCACATAATTCATAGTAGTATGCTGTGCAATTTCCTGTTTCCATTGATTAAAAAGGCTGTGAGGAACAATAATTAGATTAGATGATGATGTATCAGATAAATTATATAAATCATGTGAAAAAAAATACTTCGTAGAATTACTTGATAATTCACATGTCATTCTTGGGAAACTAGCAATTTGTGATGCTAAATATGCTAAAATACTAAGTGTTTTTCCCGACCCCGCTATATCACCTACAATACCTATTTTGCCATTTATGGCCTGATTACCTATTAAAAATCCACGAGTCATTTTATCTCTATACACATGCATTCCTGATACTAATGTTGCCTGATGGGGGTATAATTTCGTTTTAATAATCGATGCTTGTGGGGAAAATTTCCCTGGAATCAATGTACTACTATACACATTATTTAAGATGACCAATTTATCATATAAAAACCCATCTGTCATCTCTCAGTCTTAACTACTTATTCTTCTTATTATTCCTGTGCTTTAGGCGGCTGCAGTGATAAATAAAAATCCCGTATCTTCTTGTTTGAAACTACGTCCTCCAGCTTAAACGCAGACTCTTTAAATAGTGTCTGTAGCTGCGGAGAATGTGTATAGTTATTTCTTAAGGTATTTTTATCAACAGTATTATCTGTATGACATATGACAAGAATTGTACTTGAAGGCTTTAATTGAATCATGGGGTGTTTATAATTTTCTAAAAAGGACCTCTCTTCCGCTTTTACAACATTTTCATCATATGTATGTTTGTCTGCATATGATTTGCGCCAGGCCATAGTTCCATTTGTTGCATGATTTTTAGTATATGGCCCTATAATATATATCTTTTGGGTATCTGTATAATATAAATACATCTCTGAACTTCCTGCGAGGTCTATGCTAGGGCATTTCTTAAATGCTTTAACAACCGATTCAACTCTATCTGGAGGATAATAATCATCATCATCCATCGCAACAATTATTTTACCCCTTGCTTCCCTATTAAGCGCATTCCGTTTAGCACCAATGCGCATTTTTTCATCTTTGCGTATATATCGAATATTTGGTATCGTTTTTGCAGCCTCCTGAAACAAGTCTTCTACCGATATACGCCCATCATCAAGTATAATCCATTCCATTTTATCCTTTGGATATGTTTGTGCATTATATATCTCGATTAATGTTGGAATAAACATGCGTCGATTATATGTTGGCGTTATAACTGACACTTCAATCGGCATTCTCTACAGCCTCTTCTTGTGTCTCGTTTATATTCGTCTCTTGGGGCTCGGATACCTCATGCATCTTTGCCATATTCTTTTGAATTTGCTCAATACCCGTTGATATTGCTGGTAAATTTTTCACCTTATCAAAGCCCGCAAATGAGTTCTTTAAGTCCTCCCAATACTCTTTCATGATTTCGGGAAGTTTCTGTGCACCCTGTTCGGTTTTTGGATACGTAAATGGATACAATAATGCTGCTGCAAGTGGCGAAAGCGGCTTATAGGTTGTTATCGGCAAAAGAGCAAATATTGTTGGCATTATTTCACGTTTTGGTCTATCCGTCATATTATTATAATAATAACTATATAGCCCTTTAAGGGCGAAAAATATACCTATAATGACTGCAATAATGGACGATAAATTGCATAAGATGACAGTAAATATAAAGAAAATGAGGCGGATAGGAAAGGGATATACTATCATTGCATTTGCAACAATCATGCCCAACATTAGAGACAAAAATGGTATAAATCCCTTCTGAATTGCCGTCCATGTTTGATTACCAATCTTCTTTGCAACTCGACTTGCACTAAATTTATTGGGGTCGCTCTGTTCTTCCGTAGTTGTAGTCGTTTCCTTTGTTGTCGCAGCTTGTTCTTGTTTTGTCTGTTCCTCTACAAACTTATTTGCGGTGGGGTCATATGTTGCTTTGTGCAAATTATATTTAATTTTATTTGTTAAATTACCTATTATTGAATTGGGCTGGGCAGCCGCCTGGTTATCCGTCTGCTGGTCTTCAGACATTCTATGACGATATCTGATTTTTATTACAGAGCATATTTCAAACCACCTGTTCCGCCTGCGACATTTACCCAGTTTAGATTCTCAACATATACTGTTATATTATACTGATAAAATGAATTAGGGGGGAGGGGATATACGTTTAAATCAAGCTGAAATAACTTGATACGACTAGTATTAATTGTTCCATCTGGCTGTGTCGTAGGTGAATGTAGGCCAAACGGATAAACTAATAGTTCTGGGTCTGGAATTCCCGTAAGATACTTCCAAGGAACGACCTGTGTAAAATATTCGAGGGGCTTCTCTTCCTGAAGTTGATTACCGTCTCCTAATACAGTTAGTGCACGCATAATTGAGCGCTGTCCATTAAGAATGTATTGACCAGTTGCATATGTTAAATTTGTCCATGCGGGCCATCCACCCCCCGCAGGAATAAATGGGGGCTTTAGAGGGTTTATCCAATTTGAAAAGTTTGCAACCTGATTTCTATATTGCAGTGAATCTGACCGACGAGGGATAATTATCAGACGCTCAATTGGATTATGTGTCTGTAATTCAACTATCTGACGAGTTGTTAGACCCTGGAATTCATATGATGTTACCTGACGAACAAGATATTGCAGGGGTTGATTTGAAAATTGGGCCCGTTCCTCATCCGTTAAATAGACATACGTCATCTGTATACGAGGATTCAAGGGCCATGTATTTAATAGTGGATTAGGAGTTCCAATATCTGTTAGAAAATTATTAATAGTCACATCTGAAATATCAGATACACTGGTATAATATACATTCTCAGGCTGCAGAGGAATTGGTGATGGGTTGTATTGATATCCTGGGGCAACGGTATTACCGTTTATATCATTAATTCTGTATAATTGATTAATTGGTCTGAGAGTTATTTGAATTTCACACTCTTGGTATTGCAATGAAACAAGTGGAAGAGACTCGAACGTGGATTCTGAAAACCAAAATGGAAGGGGGACTTGAAGTGTTCTACCTGATATTGATGGCCTATTAACATTGGGCGGAGTCGTCGTTGAGCCAGCGGGACCATTATTATTAAATACATATGGATATCCTGTTCCAGTTGACCCGCCCGCGTATAGGCCATTTGCAGGGTCATATAAATCAGGGATATTACCAACAAGACGAGACCATTTCTGGAATGTTCTGCTATCTTGGTCGCATTGGGCCTTTGCTATCATGTATGCTCCATCAAATCCCTGAATCTTTTGTCCTGCAATATAGAATCCAATTTCCTGAATTATATGGCAGCCAATATAAGTCGTCCAGGCAAAATTGTACTGAGAATTGCGGCCATCTTGGCGAGGGAGATTTTCAATCCATTTGCAGTAGATATCAGGCAAATCAAATAGAAAATACATGTCGCGAACTAAATCGGCAACACGCTGCACTTTCAGACGAACCTGAATTGGCTGATTATAAGATAACTCTTGCGGACCATCCATTGCAAATGTGACAGACTCTTCCGCAAAATGGGCATATTTCTTGTAGGTTTTATAAAAGTAGGTAAAGTCTGGATTACCACTTAATAGGACATTTTGCGCTCCGTAGGCAACTAAACTAAATAGACCACCCCCTGGCATTGCTAACTTTGTATCATTTAATATATATACCTTTAGGTACACATATTGAACATTGTATTAGCTTATTTTAATTTCATTTTGTTATTTTTGTTGTTATTATTATTGTTTCTAATACTTTTACTATTATTGATTATAGTTCTATCATTGTTATTATTATTATTGTTATTATTATTTATATTAACATTATTATTATTTGGAGGATTTATACCAAATATATCTATAATATCATGAATTCTTTGATTAATCCAATAGACCATGTCATCATTCCCAAAATACGCATCTATATCGATGGCTTCTTGTCTAAGGGATTCTATTTCCATTATAAATGGTATGTAGTCTGCATTAGGATTTTCTTCTACTGCTGCTTCGGCCCTTTCAATAATATCGGTTAGCGTATTAATTAAATCCGCCCTTCTATCATCAAATGCATCATTTTGGTTAGCCATTGCAGCATACGCATTCGCATAACTCCCATTTCCTGGACCAAAGTTTGAATGATTCATGCCGCCACGGCGCTGGCGACGGTGTGTCTTTCTTTTCTTTGATTGATGTTTACGTCTGTGTGTTTTACGACGAGGCATCTCTATTTATAGTTGCTAATATCCCTGAGTCCACCAGGTGTCATCCAGATATGGTGGCATATTCCCAGTGTTCGCTGCAGAATCCATCTTACTGGATGGGCCCTCATTTAATAGTTGCTGAATTTCGGCATAGCAAAGAGCATAACTGAAATAATTCAGGCGACTGAGTTGACCCTTCATACAACCAAACACATCAAAACCATGTTCATCTGTTGATGGAACTATAGAGTGCTTTAGTGCTATTCTGCGCTGACTAAAACAGATTATATCTTCATAATTCTGATATGGCGCAAACCCTTCAAATGGTAGCTTCTTTGCCAGATTTCCATTAATAAACACCTCTAAAGCGTTATCACTGCATACAATTGCAACATGCACCCATTTTCCAACAGGAATATTTTCAACCTCCACATAGTTATTCCATGTTCTAAATGTGTTCATATATACTCTCAGAGTGTTTGTATCAGACCGCATGTATACACCGGGCGCCAGAAGAGGAAATTGAGCAGAATATCCCTTATGGAAAATATGGTTTAGCCCATACTCCTGTCTAAACGCCGCTGGATTAACCTGTAAATAGAATGTGTAGCTAAATTCTACTCCAGAACGTTCATTATCAGATAGATGTACAGGTTTAGAACCTTTTACATTAGGATTCTGAGGAATGCTAATTGCCTTGTCCTCAATATTATATGTATAGGGCAATAGTTCAGTTCTATTCATGTATAAACGATTTACATAGTTGTAAATAATTTGAACAAATATGATTGCTAAATATACAACAACTACCAACGTTAATGAAAAGAGAACCTGTTGCACAAAGCCGGGCCTTGAATTGGACTGTTGATTAAATTGTTGGTTAAGTGATTCCATCTATTTCCTTTTATTAATTTGTATTATTTATTTATGCGGTGGGTCTGACATCAGTTCCAGAACCAAACATTGAATCTAGCCAACCTGTTATACTACTTATTGGTTCTGGGCCGGCCATATAGTTCTTATACACCTGTTCAGGATTCAAGGCGGAATCATATACGGTAGTAGTTGAAATCTGGCCACCAAACCCACCGTACGCCAGTAATGTCGCAGAATAGCCTCCTGCATCGACCTTGTAAAATGAAGGCAGAACACATGAACGGGCCAATTTGCCATCTAAGTACACATCAACTGTCTTACCAGACACCGCAATTGTTAAATTCACCCAGCGCTGAAGGTCAATTTCTGGTAGGTCACATAGAGGGGAGGAATCTAATAGACCAGAGTCAGTTTCCATAATATTAAATGTCGCATTCAGTGTTCCCTTATCTAAAGACTCAATTGGAACTTGAGATGAGGAAGACGGAGCAGGAGGAGCAACACCTGTAGGAACTGTATTATTAGCTCCACTCATGTCTTTGGTTTGTAGACGTACACGCACATTAGGCTTTTGTCCGCCTAGATACACTCTAATAGTATCAAATGATGGGCCGCCAATACTTATAATTGATTTAGAGAAGCCTGCGCGGTATGACCAATTTGTTAGATATAACCATGTAGAAATTGTAAATTCGCCCCCTTCGTATATTGCTGGTAATTTATCGGATGATATGACAATTCCAGGAGAAGTGGGGTCCATTGATGCACTCCTGCTCTTTGAAATTAGTGGATAAGACCTCACACTTTTAGGACCGTACAAGTATTGATATATGTAATACAAAATAATAAGCCCAAAAAATAATACGAGTACTGGAATTAATTTTCCAAGTGGTGAAGATGAATTGTTAGCAGCGTTCATTATCCTGTCATTTAGAGTGATATTCTATCATCCTAATTTATTCTAAGCGTAGGGCGTTTTCCACTGTACTAAATTATTAGATGGCGGTTGTGTTATAGTATTACACGGTAAACCGGGAGGGCACTGTGCCGTTAATTTTAATCCTGGAAAGCTCATATTAAGTGCTTTTGATTCTAATACCGTATTATTAGTATCAACGTGTGCAACCCTTTCACGCTCAACATCTGACGGCGTCAACCGAGTTCCATTAATCATAACGTGTATAACGGACCCATCTAGACCCTTATTACCAATTGAAAGAGGGCTACTTATAACGACCGGATAATACTCCAAGCGCTGTGAAGCAACGATTTTGTTATCATATATGACATCAAATCTACGCCCGTCTCTTAGAACTGCAATAAACATCCATTTCTGTTTGGGTATATGCGGCAATTCAATTATCTCTTGTTTTAGTGTTCCCGCATCATTCATTTGAACTCGGAGGCGAGCAGAAGAATGCATTTTACCACTTGGAGCTGGAGCAATTTCTAAATACCAGTTATTTTCAATTTGTAGAATGGGTGTAAATGTATCAATGTATCTTACAGTCTTATCGCCGTCCTTTAAATAGAAAAATCCCATAACCGTTGACCCTGCACTGCCTAATAGTTTTGACTGAGCAACATCTGGCATAACAATATCCTTTTTCTCATTCAGGGGCGTCATTTTTGTTAACACATCTGTATTTCCCGAGCCTGGATATATGACATAAACAATAATATATAATGTAATTAATATTAAAATAACACCAAATATTATATAGGAAATCATTCTATAATAATTAAAGAAATGATGAATCGGGGGCCGTATCAACTGATAGCTTTGTAAATCTTTCCATTCCCTTTTGCGGGTCTGTCATTGTACTAGAGGAGGCCGATGAACATGTAGTTGTTGATGGCATTGGAACTCCACCGAAATCTTTTGCTGTGCTCAGATTTGGACTTGCCTGACGTATTTCACCGACTGTCAGTAAACGAGACCATATCTTAAGATTGCGCACTTTAACAATA